GATTTAGCCTTGCCCACTGGAGCGCCGCCTTTTTTGTAACCTTTTGCTTTCATCATCGTCTCCCAAACAAGCCGGAATTACCCGGTCTCTTATTGATTGCTCCGCCTTTTGCAGCGAATGTTTTAACCATTGTAGGCTTACCGCCCACACCTTGCCGCTTAGATCTTTTCCTGCTGACAGCGCTGGCTTTCTCGCCTGCAGTCATACTGGCCGCTTTTGCTGCCGGAACGCACTTTGGATATGATCTGCCGCTTTTTGACTTTGAAGCACTTTTTCGACCACACTCTTGAAGCTTTCCGTCTTTCTTTTTAGCGCCAATATCAACCCATTTTTCGCCAAACCATTTTTTTAATCCGGCTCTAGCCACGGGGAACCTTAACCATTTTACGCTTAGATTCCATCACAGCACCACAACCCTTTGGTTTCATGAAAACCGCGCCACCCTTGCTCATTTTTTTCGGAGTCTTATAAGAGCCGCCCATCTTCTTATATTCCTTAACCATGTACGCATTTGCGTATGCTGACGGATAAACGTCGAACTTGCTTTTAGCCTTCGCCTTAGCTTTCGCGTAAAGGCTGGGGTTGGAAACGTTTTTGGGGGCAGACGACCTCATTATAAACCAAACCGCCCAAGGTCCAAGTTACTTAAATCGAATCTGGTAAGCGCAGTTGGTATAGGTTTTGCACGTTTATTCTGATTTTCAGCATATTTACGTAGTGGTCCGCCCTTTTTAGATCTGCGATCAAAGGGTTTCCCAGAAAAAGGCTCGGGTTGGCCTAAGCGACCAACATCAGTTAAGTTACCAGCGTCATCATAATCATCAGTAAGACCGCCTAAATTACCCATGATGGGGCCACCAGAACCCAGATCTGAGCTATACTTGAGCTTTTCTAACTGATTCGCCATAGATTCTGCAGATTGATTCTGATTTTTAGAATATTTAGCAAACAAACCACCAACTTTGCCTTCACCAAAACCAAAACCTGGATAAAATCCGCCAGATCCAGGGATGATATCATTATAAGTCCCATCACCACCTGCTATAAAATCAAAGGGAAGAGGCTGCATTGGCCCACCGCCGCCAAAACCGCCTTCACCACCTATACCGGGATCAAATATCGTTCCAGGTCTAGGTCCAGGTCCAGGTGCTGGTGATGGCGCTGGTGCTGGTGATGGTGCTGGTGCTGGTGATGGTGCTGAACCACCATCGGCTCCGGGGGATGGAGTTTGGGCGTTAATTTCATCCATAATTGATTTTCTTAGAGCGTCAACGTCAATGTTTTGCTGGGCAGGAATGCTCCCTCTTAACTCCGCGATCTGAGCCTCAATAGGGCTTATCGCGCCAGTAATTGCTGCTTGGCGTTGAGCTTCAATCGGGTTCATTGCGGCAGCAATAGCTGCTTGGCGTTGAGCTTCAATCGGGTTCATTGCAGCAGCAATAGCTGCTTGGCGTTGAGCCTCAATCGGGTTCATTGCAGCAGTAATAGCAGCAGCACGCTGGCTGGCGATGTCATCAGGGTTAAGCATTTGATTCTGCAGCTCAGAGAACCGCGCATCGAAATCTCCTGCAGTGCCGGTCAATGATGCTTGAAGCGCCGCAAGTTCGCCCTTGCTCGCAGTGCCATCTAAAGCACCAGCAATAGTGCCTTCGAGTTCGCTGCGCATGCTTGTTATGTCGGATTGAAGCTGGTTTAAACTTTCTGTTGACGCAAGACCGCCGATCTTTCCCTCAACATCGACTTTTAAAGCGTCAATCGCCGTGTTGATTTGATCCTGCGATAAGGTACCAGTTTGCAGAGCTTGCGCGATAGAAGCGTTAACCTGATCGTTGGTTAAAGCACCGTCACGAAGAGCTTCCATCTGCGAAAATAAATCTTTTCTTTCCTCGCTCGCTGTGCCTTTAAGAGACTCGGATTCACGGCGCAAGGCTTCGATTTGAGCCTCCAAATCTTCAATCGGAAGACCAGCAATATTATCTTTGAGAGCCTCTACGTTGGCTTCGATATTACCGACTAAGGTTTCTCTTTCGCCGCGCAAAGCCTGTATCTGAGCTGAACTTTCTGTCCGAATGTCGCTTTCAATAGAAACAAGATCGCCTCTAACCGCGTCAATTTCTTGCTGCACAGCCTCTGCTGCGCTTTTTTGAGAACCGGTAAGTGCAGCATCCCGAGCGTCAAGCTCTGTGTTAATCTGAGCCGTAGTATCGTTTAAGGAAGCGCCAAGCTCCCCAATTCTTGCGTTTATGTCTCCGATTAGAGAGCCTTGCTTGTCCTCCAAGCTGCCGACAGCAGTTGCTTGAGCTGCTTTTACGCGCTCTTCTTGAGCCGCCAAGTCAGTAGCAGTCTGTTCCATGTTCGCTTGAACCAAGTCGGATATGCGCTGCTGCTCTGTCGAGATGGTAGATCTTTCGTCAATGCCTTGCTGGCGTAAAGCTGCTGCATCGGTATCAACACCAGCTTGAAGTTCTTTGATTCGATCTTCGAGGGTTGCAGTCATATCTGACCGTTGAGATGACGCAGCATCAGAGGAGGTCGATATCTCTTCTCTTAAAAGTTTTTGAAGGTTATCGATTTCCGTCTGGCGAGCAGCAGAAGAGGCATCGCCTGCAATCTTTTGCTCTTCCATAATCTTGCCGTACTGGTCGGCAAGAAGCTCGTCTGTGGTAGGGCCTTCAATCTTGCGCATTTCTGGAGTAGCAGGAGCCTCTCTTGGGCCACGGTCATAGACCGGTTGCTGCATCAAGTAATCACTCAGCGATCCGTAAGGGGAAGCCGAACTTCCGTATTCATCTTGAGCGCGGCTTAAATCAGTTGGTTCTGCCATTTATATCACCATGCCTTGCAAGACCAGTATCGAGCCGTGAGTTTGTCCTTCGCCGTTGAGCACTTATGGCGAGCACGAAAACTGGCTCTTCGCTCTGGTATGTTTTTCTTAATTGTCATGTTTGGATCACCGAAACGAACCAGCTTAACTTGATCGCCTTGGCGAGCAAGAACCGCGAACTTCTTATTGCCGCCAGAAGTCCTTTTAGGTTTATTAAAGCCGGAAAAAGACTCGCCACGATATGATACGCGGCCAGACTCCGTTCTCTTAGCGTCCTTGGTTGTAGCCATTAGCCGTAGGTCTTCAAGACTTCAACAATAACGGTGTAGGTGTCTCCGCTGCTTGCGCCAATTGTTGTAAACTGCACGTCACCCGTCTTTCCGTCACCCGCATTATTGGGGATGCCTGAGAACTCGGAGTAGTCGTGATATCCGTTTGAATCGGGGCTAAGACCGATGATCAGCGTGTCGGCGGTTGCGTCATTTAAAAGCGACACCCCCATCCCTACACACTGCCACCAGATTTTGCCAACGGTGACTTCGGTGCAAGCCTTTCCCGCGCTGTTCGCAGCCATATCGCTAACGTCAATCTTGGTGACAGCCGCCTCACCAGAACCATCGCTGATATTGGTGAATTTAAGAATGGCTTTTCGCTCGCCGTCTTGAATTGTTTGGCTTGTTACTGCATCAGCCATTGTTATTCTCCTAAATTAATTGATTAAGCATCAGCGAAAGGAGTAATAATTGTTCCTGTACCTAGCAATAAAGTGTCATGAACTAAGTACAGTGCAGCGTCAATAGCAGTAATTTTAATAACACTGCCGACGAGTCCACCCTTAGTTGAGCCATTTAAGGTCATGACATCGTTAGCGACTGCAGGAATAAACGCTTTTTTAGCGCCATCATTTACAGCGACCATTGCCGCGCCAATAAACTTATCAGTGCCGTCAGTCAAAATGTCAAGATCGGTTGCTGCGGTTTCTACATAAAAGAAGAAAGAAGCACCTGTATTGTTTACTTGACTCGGAGCCGTTGGATCGTCAGGGGTAGTGACGTTAATAGTTGGCAGTTTAAACTTGCCGTCTGCGTCATTTAACAAAATAATTTTGCCTGCATGATCCGCTACAGTAAGAGAAGTGCCTGCGGCAAGGCTGACTGTGCTGTTTACGCCTGCGGTAATAAAACCAGCTAAGGATTTAACGGGTCCAGAAAAAGTAGTTTGTGCCATGGTATTAACCTCTTTACGAAAGGATTCGCCCCAGAGTCTTCGTAAACGTCTGCTGAGCCAGTCGCTGGGGCTTTTTTCTCAGTTGTTTGTCATTCTAGGGCAATCTTGTGACAAAAAAAAGGGCCTTTCGGCCCCTTTCTTTTTAGGCTCCTTGTGAGCCGTAAATGCCTCGCCAATCGGACCATCCGAAACTATAACGCTCACGCGCTTTGTATCTGATGTTTCCGGTTGAAAAGTCAGGTTCCATAGAAGTTTCCATCGCGGAGCGTTGGAACATCTTGAGACCTTCGCCTTGGTCTGTGACTGAAGTCAACAGGAAGAAGGCATCTGGGTCGTTCAGATAATGGTTAACAGTGTAACCACCTGGCAGAACTCCAGTGCTCTTAATCGCGTTGAGATCGTTGTCAGCAGTGCCAGATCGCTTGTCCGAATTCAAAATTCGGTCAGCAACGAATACCAACTGAGGAGGTACGACTAATTTAGTCGCCTGAACCGAAATGGTCAGTCCTCTGTCGTCGGTGTAAGTGCTAATATCGATCAAAGCGTCTTCCAACGAAGTTTCATTCAAATCAGCCATAGTCGCTGCTCGGTTAGCGGCAGTACCGCCGCCAGACAGAGGGTGAGCTGTGTTGATTAAAGAAACGCCATCGCCGCCAGTGTAGGTTCCGCTGAACGCATTGTTCAGCACATCAGCGCCTTTTACTTCCTTGGTGTTACCCATAGAACGCGCAAGTGCTTTGACATACCGCTTGCCTAAACTGTCATACAGATTATCTTCAACAGCTTCCTCTGTAAGTGCAAATGCCAGCGCAATTGTCTGATGGTTGTAACGTGCCGAGTACGACTCGCCAGCGTTATCAAAGACAACGCCTTGACCTTCAGTTTTAGTTGGGGCTGAACCGAAGCCGGTAATGAGAACTTCTTCCTCGAATGCACGCTGAGAATCTTCAATTGCGAAGACTTCCTCGTACTCTCGGTCGTAAGAGTCGTAGCTCATACCGAATAATGCGTTCAAGCCGGGTTCTAGCTCTTTTGCTAGTTGTGCTCTTGAAATAGCCATTTTTTACTCTCCTTTATGCTAACCCAGCGCCTTTAATGCCGAATACATGGTTTTCGATTACGACAAGCACGTTGGTATGTGCTGACGCTACATCTGAATTTGTAGGATCTTCAGAAATATCAATCGCTTTGACTGGAAGTGTCAGTGCTGTTCCACCGTCAGTCACCTGCAGTTCCGCACCTGAAACACCGGATAGGGTAGAACCTGCAGTTGTGTAAACGATATCGAAGTTACCAAACAAATCAGCAATCGGAAACGCTATAGCGGCTTGAATTTCAAAGACCACCATCGGGTCATCAATAACAAAAGCTATGAGGTCCGCAGCATCAGTGTTTGCAGGATAGTAATTGCTGTACGTTTGCTCACCAGAGGTGGGGTCCGTGTACTGACAACCATTAAATACACCGACAATGGGCACTACGCCCCCATCAGCGTGAAGGGCAATGTGCCCACCGGTTACTTGAGTAACCATATCGCCTTGAAAAATGCTGGTATTATAATCAGCAGCAATGCGGTAACGACTTTGACCACCCGAATAAGGTGCTCCGCCGATCATCCGAACAGGTTTCATTCCAAAAGCGGCATCTTTATTAGCCATTTTTATCTCCTTGAGACTTTAGCGTCTACCAAATGTTACTTGAGAGTCTCGTTGTGGATCATACTTGACGTAACGCTGGTCGCCTCGGGTCTCATTAAACATTGTGTTATCCAATGCGTCAGTGGCCGCTTGATTTTTCGCATTATAATATGCGTTGCGCTCTTCAATCGTTTCGTCGGGTATTTTCGCCAACAATAATCCTTCGTTGTATATGACTCCAGCGTGCTTTCCGGCGTCCATCGAGGGAAGTTCCCACTCTGGAGGAAGATCAGATGCTTTTACAAGCTCCCAACCTTCCCGTATCCGTCTGCTTACGTTCGCCCGATCCTCTTGCCCTAGCATTGATTCCCTGATCCACCGATAGGTGTAACCGGGAGGTGCTGGGGGAGTTTCGAGCTTGCGAACTGGTCGCCACGGTCTTCGTCGAGCCTGTTTATCGTGTGTCTCGGAATCACGCGAAACGCGGGTCTTATTAGTCGAATCTGTCATTATTTTGTCTCCCTTTGAGCTACCTTTTGCTTTTCTGACGCCACACGCTTTAACCAAGCTTCCTCGCTCATATTGTGCGGCTTCAAACCACGGAGACGCTGAAGTTCAGATTGAGTGAACTTAACACCACGCTTGCTGCCTTGTGTTTTTTGCCGACCAGCAGAACTGGCGGAAGCGACTCTTTGCACAGCGGGTCTACCTTCCTTTTTTTCGGCTATCGAATCACCCTGTAAAGTCGGGTAAATTCGGAAAACTCTTGTATCCAACTCATTGTAGTACTCTTCGGAGTCTGGTTCAAACCCCTCGTTAATCAAATTAAAATGAGTGAAGTAAGCAAACTGAGTCGCTTGAAGATTTTCTTCGTTTTCAGAATCGCCATACCATTGATTTTGATCATGCCAGCCTAAAGCTTCGCTCGTAGGTCTAACCTCTTCTTGCACCTGCTGGGACTGAGGCTGAGGCTGGTGTGTTTGGTAGTTTTCTTGCGGCGCTATTTGTTGTTGGTTAACGTATTCAGACTGCCTCGATTGCGCAACCTTGAGCTTTTCTTTCTGAATCGCAATATCATTCTTTAGCGTGTCAGCCTTGGAAATCAAATCAGCGTCACCAGAGCGAATAGCTTTTCGATAGATATCATCTATCTGGCTTTCCTTTGAAGACAAAGCTTCTTGCTCTTTCTGAAGAACAGTCGTCTGCTGGGCGACTGAATGCTTTTTATAAGCATCAATCTCCTGGTCTTTTTGCAAAGCAACAGACTCAAGATACTGAGCACGCTCCTCGGCCTGCTTGGTCTTTTGGTTTAGCTTATTAATCCGCTTGCTAACCGATTTGGTATAGCGCTCAAGCTCATCATCGTTAGTTACAGACCCCTCTACTTCTGGCGGATCTTCAACAATCTGAACTTCAATCTCTTCTTCTACCGCGCTTGAATTTTCTACAGTCATCGCCAGCTACTCACTATGTCATCAGGGTTTAGGATGGTTCCAATGACTTCATCGTCATTGATTATGCGCACCTCGTCTCCTTCGTCAAGCTTGAAACGAGCACCAGCATATCGGCCGATTAACACCCAACTGCCTTCTTCGCACCACGGTGTTTCGCCGTACTTTTCTTTGTCTGAGTAGCATAACAGACCTTTTTTCACGACATAAGCAACAACAGTTGCAAGTGATTCTCGGTCTACGGTTTCTTTTGTCAGGTGAATTCCACCCTTGCTCGTTCGTTTCCCTATGTAGGGGATAACCAGCATCCGCCACCCCGAAGGTGTAGGCATTCTTTCCATTAAGCTTTTACTCAGCAAAGATGGGTCTAAAACCAGATCATCTTTTTGAATAAAGGCCGATTCAATCGACGGTTTTGTCACTAGCGCTCTCCTTTTGCGTAAAAATCTTGGATATGTTGTTCCACCAAGTTTAACGCAGTTAGCTCGCCTTGCAAACTTTTATAATGTTCCATATCTTTAAGCAAACCTTCGCACAATGTTTCAATGATCAAGCTTCTTCGATCACCTACCATTCGCTTCAAAGATGAGGCTAGGTCAACATCGTCTCTCATACGCGCTCGTAATAATCAAGTCCCTTAGTTGCAGCGCCGGTGCCTCTGGTCCGCATCTTCTTGACCTTAACTTTTAACTGGCCCTTGGAAACGGAACCACCGGCCTTCATGCCTTTTGATGTTTTCATCGCAATAGCAACGGCTTGATCTTTTGGCTTACCTTCTTTTCTGAGCATGCTAATATTCCTGCTAATAGTTTTTTGACCGCTACCCTTCTTCAGAGGCATCGATTGTCTCCTTTTCTGCTGGCTTCTTCCTAAGAAAAATTTTCGGCTTAGGCGCAATTGTTTTTGACGCAACGGGTTTAGGGGCTTCAATCGCCACAGAAACCGGTTCTGCGTCTCCTCGCTTAATTCTCTCCAACTTAGCCGAAAGCCTTGCTTCATCTGCCGCTTGTTGAAGATTTTTCTTCTCAACAAGCATCTCAACTTCTGCTCGCTCAGCTTCACGCATCAAAGCTTTGTTTTTTCTAAGCTCTACTTGCTGTTCAAGAATATAACTGGTTGTCATCGTGTACCTCCAAATTTAGCTTGTAATTCAAGCATTTTCAACTCGGCCTGCTGCTCAAGTCTTTGAGATGCCATGTCGAGCTTGTCGTCAGCCACTTCTTTTTGAACACCGATACGCTGTTTGGCTATCTGAGATTCAAGCAACTTTTCTTCGCCACGCTGAGACTGTTTATCTTCAAACTGACCTTGATCAGCAGTCAATTCTTGCTCTCTTAGATCCAGCTCTTTTTGTCGAATCTTAACGAGTGGGTCTTCTTCATCGCCCTGCCCAATTGACAACAAAAAGTCTTGCGCCAACTTAGCCATAATTGGAGACGAAAAGCTCTCAGTAATCATTTGAATCTGACTAACCACTTGAGGTTGTTGTTCCGGGGCTACTTGCGACATTTGCTGCTCAAGCTGCTGAACCTGCTGCTGTATCTGGGGTGGCATCTCTTTCTTTGCCATCTGGGTAGACATGAATTGAAGGTGTTGCATACTGTGCCCAATAATCAAGGCCTGCAACTGTGGATTGGTTTTCACCACCTCAGTCAGGAACAAAGACCTGTGAGTGTCAACGTGAGCCTGATGATTTTGTTGCTCAAAAGCTTGCTGAGGCTGCGTCATCATAAAGCCGCCGTTTTCGATGCCTGCATCAATTGGAGCAGGTGGTGGTGGCGGTGGCGGTGGTGGCTGCAGAAGGCTGTCAACATTGTCAATTCCCAGCGCAGAATACATCCTGCGATAAGCCTCATAAACCCCCTTCGGCCCATGAATCTCAGGGTTTGACTGGACAAGCTGCATAAGTTCTTGAGCCATCGTGATTCTTTGAGACTGGCTAAAGATGTTGGGATCTGACACAGGAATAACATCAACACGCCCGTCAAAGTCAGTCTGCTTGACCTCTTGGGCGCCGCCAAGAGCCTGATAAGGGTACATTGGCGGCAGGTATTCAGAAAATACTTTAGCTAGAAGTTGAAACTCAATACGTTGAGCGTAGTGCAGGCGCTTGTGAATTGCGCTCATCACCTTGGTGCCGCGCTCCAATAAAGCGACCGTGGTACCGACAGGCATCGCTTGGTTTACATCGCCCACATTCGTGTCAGCAATAGACGCAAACCGCTTACCTGAGTCAATCAACATGCCCAAAAGCTGCATCAAGACGTTTGAAGGCTCTTTCACGGGCAAAGGAATCAAGTTTTCTTTTAAAGAACCGCCGGTCGTATCGATATCTCTGAATTCTCCGGGCTGAAGAGGCTCGTCTTCATCTCGAATCCGCATTCCTCTGGCCTTGAATCCTGAAGGCAAGTTAGCAATCGTACCAGCGTCAATCAACTGCCGAAGAATAGACGTTGAAGCCTTTGCAAGACCGCCAATCATGTGAGACAAGCCTAGGCCGTAGAATCCTAGGCCAGGTAGGAACTTGTACTGAACGAAGTAGTTTATTTTTTGTTTAGTAATGTCTTGCTCTACATAATTTCTTCTGACCGCCAAAACCTGCTGAGATTGCTCGTCAATTGTCACGATGTAAGGAAGTTTTAAACCCGTTTCGTTGCCCTCGGCGTCAAAGTCTTCGTAACCAGGAAGGTCGAGTATGGTATGAACTTCGTAGACAATCCTATCTCGGTTCTCAGAATAGCTGGGGGACTGACCCTCAATCTCGTCAATCTCTTCTTCGATGTCGCTACGGTTAACTGTGTAAGCATCGCCTTTTAGCTCAATATCTGCGTAAAAACCGCTTAGCTGCTGCTTGCGAATTTCGTTTTTGCTCATCCTAATGACGTGCGTAACCCGCTCAGCAGAAAGAATGTCAGAAGCCTCGTAAGGAACGATCAAGTCTTCTGGGGCGACGAACTTTGAAACCGCTCGGCTCATAGATTGGTCGTAGTAAACCTTCTTGAACGCGCTACCCGCGATGGGAAGATAAAACAAAAGCATGTCCAGCTCTGGGTCATATTCCTGCATCACGTTCATGATGTAGAAATTCATGAAATTGGCAACCCTTTGAGATTGCATTTCAATTTCTGGCGTGCGAGCGCCAACAATCTCAGTCTTAACCGGTCCTTGCGCTGGCAAAAGCTCTTTATAAGCCTGCGCCTGGAACTGAGTAACGCTTTCTGCAAGAATTGGATGAATTACGCCAGAAGACCCTTGGAACGGTTGAGATCTTGCTTCGTCAAACTTCATACCGAGGTACTTCAACCCTTCAACATAGGTCTTCTCCCACTCAGAACGACTTTCTTTGTCCGAATCAATAGACTCCAAGACATCGTTTGCAAGCTTTCCAAGGTCTGATTTGTCGAGAAAATCGACCAAGTTTGAATCGAACGGGGTTTGAATCGGCTCTGGAGCGGCGCTAATCTCTTCGTCAATCAGTATTTCTTCTTCGTCCACCAATATTTGGGCAGCACCCCTGATCATATCTTCGCGACTAGGATCTGGCGTTACCGTCATCTCTCGCGACATAGGAATGACATCTGGATCGTTTTCAGTGCCAAGTATTTTATCAATAGCCATTAGTAGTATACCTGTCTGTTTCGAGGCAAGAATTTTGCCTCGTCCTGATAGTCATTTTCAAGAGCAATAAAACCGCCCTGCCTAAATCTCATAAGCGCCATTGTAGCACTGTCGCAAAAATCATCATGGTCGCCATATGGAAAACTTGCCATTTCCTCAATAACTTCTTCGGCAAAGTTGTCGTCTGGTGCCCAAACCATAGAGGATTCAAACAATGGCGCGACACTGTTCATTCTCGCAATCTTATCCTGCCCTCGACTCGGTGTATAGGCTGTGACGGGTATGCCCATCCGCCTTAATTCTTGCGTCAACGGCGTACCAGAAGCCTTTGCCTCAACTAGAACACAATCTGGCTCCCAGTATTTGTACTCGTCCATAGCAATCTTTTTAAGCTCTGGGAAATCGACACGAAACCGCTTAGCATCAAGCAGGATTATGCAGTCAGGCCCGTCAATCTCTGGTGTAAATACCCCCCAAGTCGTGATGGCGGAATAGTCGGCAGTTTCTTTTTTGCTAAAGGCGGTGTCATATGACTGAATGACATAAGAATAGGCTGGTATATAGTCTTTTTCCCAAACTTCCCACCATTCTCGCTTAACGATTGATCCTGATGCAGCGGTTGGATTCTGCATCCACTGGCTGTTCCACTTTGCAATAGGGAGAGAAGCTTTTACGCTTAGAAGCTCCTCCTTCTTCCAGTATTCTGGCCAGAGAGGTTCTTCTGTTTCTGGCATGATCGCTGGAAATTCTATTATTTCCCACTGATCGGCGTGTTCTTGGTTTTGGTGCTTAATCACTTTTCCAACCAAGTCCTTAGTGCTCCATCGTGTCATGACGATCACGATGATACCTCCTGGCTGCAAACGCTGACGGGGACCAGACGTATACCATTCGTAAACCGAGTCCATCGCGGTTGAAGAAAGCGCGTCTTGCTCCGATATTGGATCATCAATGATCAGCAAATCAGCACCACGACCGGTTATCGCACCACCTACGCCTGAGTAAAAAGATTCACCACCCTCATTCGTAGTCCATCGGCCTGCTGATTTGTTATCTGATTGAAGCTTTAGCTTAGGAAAAACTTCTTGAAAGTCTTCAGAGTCAATGATGTTTCGCACTCGACGGCCAAATCGGACGGCAAGCTCGGCGGTGTGAGTCGTTTGAATAATTTTTAAATCGCCGCGAAGCCCCATCATCCAAGCTGGAAAGTAGGTGCTGGCAAATTCAGATTTGGTATGGCGAGGCGGCAAGCACACAATCAATCGCTTCAATTTACCTTGAGCAATTCGGTTGAACTTTTCGCCAATTATCTTGTGGTGCCGACCCTCGACAAACTCTGGCCACATGTGCTTCACAAAATTTATGAAATCACCCTGGCAGTCGTCTTGTTTTTCGAGTTGGCCGTATTTATTAAGCAGAGAAAGAGCTTCTGCTTTTTCCGCATCAGATAAAATATCGAAATCTTTTAGCGCAAGCTCAGACATGACTCCAATCTTTGTTCTTGAATAACAGCGCCTCAGCCTCTCTTCTGCGGACTAGACCGTTGACAACTTTGCCAGCAGCCTTATTCCATCGGCGCATTTCAGATGGTACTTCGTCAAAACTACTGTCGTTTAAACGCTTCAACATGGTTGACGACCTAAGATTACTTGGACCCAAGTTGTAAGTCCACGCAACCAAAGCGTCGAATTCATTTTGTTCCAAAGGGACGCCTATTGCTTTTTCAACGTATCCTTCAAACTCTTCCAAATCTTGCGCAAGCATTCGATCAGCATCTGCTTGGCTGCAAGTATCGCCTTCTTTAACCTTGTTAGTATGCCCATACCCAATCGTCCACACGTCTGCAGAGCACTGGTAAGCATCAAGCTCACAGCCCTCAAATTTTTTAATTAAGGATATACCTTCTTCGCTAGTTTTCATTAGTCATGCTTATGAGAGGCACCGTAGTAAAAAGATATAATACTGCTGACAATCCCGCCAAGATAGCCGAGAACAAGGTTAACAATACCGTCATCGTTAGCAGTGGGGTCTTGTAACGTGACCAGAGCAATATAGCCGCCGAAAAAGAATACGAGCGCGACTGCAATAAACTTTGGAGTCCAATCGCCCTTAAACGTTGAGCGAGCGTGTTGGATATCTTCTGTTTCGAGTTTGAAAACATCCACATCCAGCTCCTTCATTCTGGTCTTAAAGCCTAATTCCGCATTTTTAATTTCAGCAAGCTGCTCTGGTGACGCAGCCTGAACCGCCTGTTCAATACTATTTTCATCAGGCTTGCACCCCAAAACCGAGGCTATCGTTTGAGCCGCTGCGCCGCCTAAAGGTCCGCCGAGCGCTTGGCCAATAGTAGGTGCCAGCGTACCGATTAAACCTTTGATTGCGTTAAACTTCATTTGGTCAAAACCAATCCAACAATCGCAATTAAAGAAGCAATCATTACGGGGTAAATCCCCCAGATCATCTTCTCTAACTTGTCAAATCGTTGAGACCCTGAGTCTAGCCGCTCTTTGATTGAATCGTATCTCAATGCGCATTCCGCCTCATGAATATCAATCTTCTTTAGAGCTTTGTTCGCGTCAGTCTGAGCCATTATTCTTCAGCCGCTTCCTGTTCCGATTCTTCAACCGCTTGGATCGAGTCGCGCAGGGCGTTCTCGCGAAAGCCTAACGCAACCTGTAAATTAACACTTTGCTGCTGAGCTGCCGCAATCTGATTCCGCAAATCACCAAGCTGTTTGCGCAAGTTAACCACCTCGATGTAGTGAACCTTCGAGTCGTTTCCGAGTTCATTTACGTCATACTCTTGATCGCCAATGCTTAACATTACCGGTTGCTGCTCTTGTTGCTCACTCATACCTTTTCCTAGTTTAACGGATTTGAAAGATAGTCCATTCCAGACCAAAGGTCATCAATCTCAGTATCTATCTTTTTTAGTTTATCCTCAATGCGATTACGGTCAAATTGACCATCTTTGAGAGCATTTGTTGCGACCTCTGCCGCAGCAACTACGCCCCGCATGCTCTGAATGTCGTTTTCCAGCTTAGTTACTTTGTCGCCAATTAATAGTAGCTTACTCTGTTGCTCTGCAATAGTTTGCAGACTTACGCCCAAAGTTGCAAGTTTACCTTGCAGTTGACTGACATCATTTGCCTCTAACTCTTGCTTGATTAACTCAATCTCGCTTTTTAGATCTTGCTCTGCGGTCAACAGTTTTTCCTCTAGCGGCCCCAGTTCTGGAATATCAAGTACTTCTAGCGCCTCAAGCCTGCTATACAAGCTGCTGGCTGTCCACACACCTCCACCGATTGTAGTCGAAAGAGATAGCAAGATGGCGATATACACACCCTTAAAGCTGACCCCGCCTATCGTTAATTCTGCATCCTCAAGGCTCATGGGTCACAATCTTCTCGGAACATAAAGCACTGATATCCAAGAGCTGTTGGCCCCGTCAAATACAGTTCGCTCTGCGCCCCAGCGGCAAGTATATCGGCTTCACTGAGATAAAAGTTCATGCCGAAGCTGCCTTGGCGATTATCAATGTAAACAGCGCTCAAGTTGTTAGTTCCAGCGTAAGCTAAGCTTACCCACGCCTGGTCTTGACTAAAGGTTAACGTGCCGAGGTCCGCGTTAGAGTTGTTATCCTCCGCCCCCTGCTGCAAAAATTCTACAGCCTCTGCGTTAGCAGCTACGCCAAGGTAGGCTGATGCGTTATTGCCGTGTTCTTCGATGTCATCAAGCGATTGGTTATAAGTGTCCACCTCGTCAGAAGTGATGGTTAGTGCTGACCCGTTCGCAACAACGTACTCTTGTACTGCCGCCTTATCATCAGGGGTCTCAGCCTCTGCTGCAATTTCTGCGACCTGGACCACAGAAATCATTTCGACCACAACCTCCGTGAACTCTGAAATCGCGTTATCCATTAGCTCTAATTCGTTAGCCGCCTGAGTTTCAAGTAGCGCCTGCACATCCCCATACGCTTGGTAGGTACTCATGTTGCCAAGCGCAGCATTATAAGCGTTAAGCTGTTCAGTGCTGATGTGTGCGGCTCCAGCTAATTGACCATTCGACAGAGCACCACCGGCATTCGCATAACCGTATCCAGCGCCAGCAAGCTTAATTCCCCGGTCGATTTGACTGACAATCTCAGAGCTGGCATTAATTAGATTGTCTAGCTCATTTGATTGAGCTTCGGTAGCGAGCAGAAACAGACTCGCCGCTGTCAACATTTTGACCTTCATCAACGTCACCATTCGCCAATAATTTGTTATACCAAGCCTGATGCTTGTTGTACCGAGGAGTCACGACCCATTCATCCTTGTCGTGATCCCACCTACGTAACATCTTAACCCTACCGTAATCAGGAATATATGTCTCAGGCTGACGTTTCATTAACAAAAAAGCGCGTTTACCGACGATTAACTTACTTGCATTTAGCATAGGGCATGGGGTACCGCTTAGGAACATGGAGCGCCAGACCTCTAAGCTTTCACACATTCGAGATATAGCGGCAACCTTCATGCCAAGATCACTTAAAACCTTAGAATCTCTACGGCGGTTGCAGTCTTCATCAGCCGCGTAACTGCCCCTTGTAAAGCCCAGTATATTCGTCTGCAAGCTGCTTCCTCTGCCTTGCAGGCAAGTTTCGATCCCATTACTCATATAGCTTGGAGCTATAGCAGATCCAACCGGTATATCCGAGCTTGACCCTGCACCGTTGTAGGTGTTGCTGACCGAGCGATCTTCTGACTGGTTATTGCTGCTAACCGTGCTATCTACTGTATTCGTATTCAGGCTACCATCTTGCGCGTTATTGCTATCAAAACCGTCGATCACAGCTTGCTCGGCCGCGAAAGATAGAAGGGGCAGTAGTAGCAAAGCTAGGCGTAACATCCATCAGTTGTGTTTATAGCCACAACGTTTCTCCTATGAGGCTGTGTAGCCGTTACCCGCTGAAATAGCTGAGTCAGTCGCAGTAAAGTCTTCACTGCCCCAGTCGCTCTTAGCTTTCATAAGCTCAAGGTGCTGAGTGTTACGATCAACACAACCCTGTCGTTCTGCGGCAATCTCTTCTGCCATAGAGTTTCCTGCAATAACTGCGGTGATAAGAGATATGCTGTCACCCATTCCTGAGTAGTCTTGCGCTAGTTCTTCTGCTGTTCTTGCCATGATTATTTATCCTTCTAAGGTTGCGATTCGTGCGGTTAATGCTTCGATTAAGGCGTTTTGTTCTTGCATAGCTTTGACTAGGATTGGTACAAACTTGCTGTACTGTAGACCCATCTGCTTGCCATCACCTGTGTGACTAGAGACTAGGTTAGTCTTATTGCTCTTGTTGTAACCTGCCGCTATTTCTAGGGCTTCTACTTCTTGAGCTTTAAAACCAATGTCTAGCCAATCTTCTTTGTGAGTGCCGTCTGGAGTCTGTGCGTTGAGGTCATAATCATCAGCGGTCTTGTCACCATACTTAGAACGCTTGTCCCACTTGTACGTGACAGGTGCTAGAGCTTTTACAAAGTCTAAGCCAAGGTCTAGGGCAGTGAAGTCTGTCTTGTCTCTTGCATCAGAAGCTACTGTCCAATCTACTTGGATATTTGCGGCACTGATATTTTCATCACCTAAAGATATTTCGTTGGAAGCTGTTGTTATATTACCGCCGGGACTTCCTGAAATACCTGCATCGTGACCTAGAAATAAGTTATTAGAACCACTGGTCAAATTAAGGCCGGAAGACTTACCGACTGCTGTGTTGCTATCTCCAGTAACGACTCCGGCTCCAGCAGAGCTGTTACCAATAAATGTATTAGAGTCTCCAGTGGTCATTGCGTCAGCGGCAAGCGCCCCCACGATAGTATTTTCTACGCCCGTGGTTACTGATTGACCTGCTTCATAACCCACTGCCGTATTAAAGGTATCAGTAGCTGATGTAAAGTTTTGATTTACCAGGGTGCTGTAACCAATAGCTGTAGATTTACTTCCTAATGTATCTCCACCCAGAGCTGTAACACCTATTGCCACATTAAAGTCAGCATCAGTAAGTGCATCACCTGCAAGAGCACCTACAAGGGTATTCTGAGTGCCCGTGGTTACTGCGGCTCCTGCACTCCGACCGACTGCGGTGTTACTACTTGCTGTAGTGTTTGCAGTTAAAGCATTCCGTCCAACAGCTACGTTATCTCCGCCTGTGGTATTGTTTAAAAGCGCCCCATATCCAAGAGCAGTATGGTTACTCCCAGTTGTATTGCTGGATAAAGATAGGTGACCAAGGCTGGCGTTATTTGCCCCTGTGGTGTTAGCGTCTAACGCGAACGCACCAACTGCGGTATTATCTGCTCCCGTGGTATTAAGTAATAAACAGTTAGTCCCAACGGCTGTATTATTACTTGCTGTTGTGTTGGCGTGTAAGGCTCTTTTACCCAGTGCCGTGTTGTCAGAGCCTGTAGTATTAGTACCAAAAGCGTTCCAACCGATAGAAGTGTTTTGACCTCCTGTGGTGTTTGATAGGGAGGCTTGGAACCCAATTGCTACTCCATTTGTACCTGTGGTGTTGTGTACTAAAGCACTCTTACCAACTGCTGTGTTTGCACTCGCTGTGGTATTGTTATATAAAGCACTTTCTCCTATAGCTACATTGTTATCTCCGGTTGTGTTCAGTCCTAGAGAATCTTGACCCATTGAAACATTTAATGTCCCTGTGGTGTTTGTTAAGGATGAACCTTTACCAACTGCTGTATTACCTGCACCTGTAGTGTTTGCGCTTAAAGCAAGATAACCAACTGCTGTGCCGTTACTTGCTGTAGTGTTAGCAAGTAAAGCGCCCCTACCCAAAGCAACCATATTAGCGCCAGTGGTGTTGGTTTGAAGTGCGGCAAATCCAAGAGCCGTTAAACTAGAACCAGTAGTATTTGAAAGTGCAGAATTTTTACCTACTGCTGTGTTTGCACTCGCTGTAGTGTTTGCGGATAAAGAAGCATAACCAACTGCCGTGTTAGATCCACCTGTAGTATTAGCATCTCCTGATAGACCACCTATAAAAGTGTTATTTGTGCCCGTGGTTACTGCGGCTCCTGCGCTAGAACCGACTGCCGTGTTATAAGTGTTTGCAGCGGAGGCTATATTTAGGCTTTCTAGTGCCTGTCGCCCAATAGCTACATTGTGTTGACCAACATCGTCAGAGCTTAAAGCTAAATACCCCACCGCAACATTTGACGATCCTGTTGTAAGAGCGTCTCCTGCGAGTGCACCAATGAGGGTGTTGTGAGTTGCCGTGGTGACTGCTGCTCCTGCGTTATGCCCAATGCCTGTGTTATGCCCTGCCCCATCAGAAGTAAGATTATGTGCTGCTAGAGCGGAGTTACCTACTGCAACATTATAAAAACTTTTTGTATTAGTAGTTAAAGAGTTATAACCGACTGTTACATTTTCGTCTCCCGTATTAATTGCATCACCCGCTAAAGCACCGATGGCAGTATTTTGAAGGCCTGTGGTGTTTGCTTTAAGTGCATCTTTGCCCATAGCTGTGTTGCTAGCGCCTGTGGTGTTTGCGGATAAAGAAGCATAACCAACTGCTGTGTTGTTAGCCGCTGTGGTGTTTGCTAATAAAGCACTTCTTCCCACGGCTGTGTTTGACGCGCCTGTTGTATTAAGTTTTAAGGCACTTACGCCTACCGCAGTATTGTTAGCAGCCGTAGTATTTGTCGTTAATGCTTGAAAACCAACCGCAGTATTGTCAGCAGCAGTGGTATTTGCGTCTAAAGCTAAAGAACCTAAAGCAGTATTACCTGCGCCTGTAGTGTTTGCCTCCAGTGACTGCATACCAACAGCCGTGTTGTTAGATGCGGTTGTATTTCGGTGAAGTGCTTGCAAGCCTACAGCTACGTTGGTATTGCCTGTAGTGTTAAATCTCAAGGCGTACATACCAATGGCAGTATTCTCAATTCCAGTAGTGTTAGTCACTCCTGCGCTAAAGCCTACAGCGGTATTGTCTCTACCTGTGGTGTTTGCTACTAAAGTATCATGACCAACTGCGGTGTTAGCAGAAGCTGTTGTATTAGAGGCTAAAGCGCCTGTGCCTATGGCTACATTGTTAGCGCCTGTACTGTTTGTAGTTAAAGACTCAGCACCTATGCCAACATTATTGCTTGCTGTATTAGTAGCATCACCTGCGCTCCAACCAACAAATACGTTTTTATCACCCGTAGTAATCGCAGTACCCGCTTCATCGCCCACGACAGTATTATAATTACCCCCGCTCTGAATGCTGTTACCTGCGTTGATGCCCATTGCAACATTGCTTGTTCCTAAGCCAGTATCGTGGAAAGTTGCTATTTCGCGTCCTCCACTATCACGCATAATAATCCCAGCTTCGACTCCATAAAGATTACCATCTCCGGTATAAACGCCCGTGGTTGCTATCAGTGTTCCACCAGCCGTCACACTAGAATTAAAAGTAGCTCCTGCTCCTGTCAACGTCAGAGCCGCAGGAAAACTGTCAGCAAGAACAGGAGAAAATATCATTGAAGCGTCTTCTGCACCGTTGGAAACATCAGTTGCTTTTACAATGATTGTTGCAAAAGTCGATTCATTACCTGCGTCATCATCACCACTGAACTGTATTTTACCCATCAGGTCATTATCAGCCGGAGAAGCTGAATTTCTAAACAGCTTTAATGCTGGCCCTGCGTCTGCGTCTGCATCAGTAGAAATAAGTGTTAGCTGTGGATTGTTATCGGCTGTGCTAATAGTTGAAACTGCGTTAGAAGCAAAGCCACCGTTAAACACAGTAGCCGCTGTTGTAGTAAGAACACCTGTAACAAGAGCAGTGGTTGCCATGTTTACAGCACCATCGATGTCAACGACATCTAGATTAGTTGTGCCATCTACGTCTATGTTGCCGCTAATATCTAAACTAGCCGCAATAATCTCACCACTTGCGTTAATAGCGCCATTAATATCAATTGTAGTCGCAGCAATCTGAATCTCTGTGTCTGCGACAATATCAAGCTGGCCGTCTGCGCTTGAGTTGATGTAGATCGCTGCATCACGGAATTGAACCTTATCGGTTGTGCTTAATTCGATATTAGTGCCACCTGACGCATTACCCGCAACAAGCACTTCTGTAAGCGTATCCGTCACACCAGGATCGACCCCCGCCATCGCATCGACAACCGCTGCAGCAGAACCAGCACCATCGAGATAAACGACTGCTGTTTTTCCGGTCAGGATCGTGACGTTCGCGCCAGAGCCTTGGGAGATTGCAATTGACTGAGAGCCAGACGTTGCGTTCTCAATGAACATCACGCGGCTTACAGTATTAGGTGCAATTGTACAGGTTCTCGTCGCAGTCAAATTTCCCGCAGACGTAACCTTAAAGTACATTGCGCGAGCAGGATCAGAAGCACCATCCGCAACCGTAGTCGTTGCGTTTGCGTCAGAGCCGAAGACCTGCTGGGTCGCGTAGCCTAAAGCTTCGCCAATTAGCTCTAAGCTGACATTTGTGGTCGTGCCCCAAGAACCGGAGCCTTCTCCAGTCGCTAATTCGGTTAGCCGCAAATCATTTACAAAAGTTGCCATTTTTTATCCCCTTCTTCAGGCAGCATCGCGCCCTGCTTTAATTTGATCATAACCAGCATTTTGGCTGGTATCGATTGGGCTGTAGCCCGGACTTTGAGAAGTGCTAATAACATTGTAACGAGGGTCTTGCCCCGGAACTATCTCGCCCCAAACTAAAGGCGTACCTAGCTCGATTGTAACCGATTGCCCAGTCAATGAAACTACCGCACCGGAAACTGTTGAAACTTGTCCGACAGCCGAGTTTATCTGCTGACCAGTCACAAATACATTGTTAACCGTTCTGACTGTAGGAGTTCCGAGAGCGGACGTGATCTGCTGACCGGCAAGCGTGATATTCGCCTCAGCATCTACCGTTGGAGAACCGACAGCGGATGTAGTTTGAACGCCGGTAAGCTGAACAATCGACGCAGCTACCACAGAAATCGAACCAACGCCAGATGTGATCGACTGCCCAGTTGGTGTTATATTAGATTTAGCTCTGACCGTAAGCGATCCGACTGCGGAATTTGTCTGCCTTCCCGCAGGGGAGACGTTTGCTTCGGCAGCTACGGTCAGGGCACCAAGGCCTGAATTAATTTGCAGGCCGGTGAGCTGGACAACAGCGCCAGCGACGACAGCCATAGATCCAACCGCCGAAGTTGTCTGCTGCCCCGTTACCGAAACATTAACGTAAAGGGGAGTCCCCCAAGCACCTAAGCCCCATGTACCGCGACCCCATCCTTCTTGTGCCATAACTAACCGCCCAGAAGCTGGCTCTCAGCATCTCGCAGATGAACAATTGCAGTCGTCATGATCTCACGCACAGCGTCCGTCATGAAATCCTGTTCAAGCGAAGCGTTGAGCTTAGCGATGGCTAATTGAATGTCTTCTAAAGCAGTCATAACTACTCCTATGTGAATGCCCATATTAAACCCTTACGCGGCGCTTGATAAGCCCTGATATTTACGATTTAGGATACGCTTTATTTTAGCAGCGTACATATTTTGATCTTGGTAAAGGCTATTAATCTGCTTAGCGATCCTATGGTTGCTTAAACCACGGGACTGAAGGCGGTAAATCGACTTCAACACGCGCTGCTCTTCAGGGTGGTCAATAAGTCGTTTGCGGGTTTTGTTACCAATCTTCACAGGCTCGAAGGTATAACCAAACGGCGCGGACCCACCGATAGAAAATCCGCGAGAAGCCCAGTCAACCTTGCCCTCGCCAAAGCGGTCCTTGATGTTGGCGTGCTCAATTTCAGCCACAGCGGATAATACCATCAGCATAATCTTGTTGGCCATATCCGACATATCAAACCGTGATTTAAGGCCCTTTTCATCCTCAAACTTAGGGTAAACAATCGGCATATCACCAAACTGCTCGCAGAAAAACAACGTGATATTGGTCTCCTGGAGAACCGGGATCATCGACAGTAAATCAGAAGTTGACCTAGACAGCCGGTCAAGTCGGGTAGAAACAATAACGTCCGACACATCCATAACGTCAGTCATAGCGCGGGATGCTGGGCGCTCAAGAATATCCATCGTGCCGCTCACACCGTCATCAATAAACCACTCATCAACCGGCCGATTGTATTTGTTTTTGACAAACTCACTGATCAGAGACTGCTGAGTCTGAATCGACACCCCGGACTTTGACTGCTCCTTCGTGGACACGCGGCAGTAGCCGTAAATCATATTAATCTGCGTTATTGGTCGAATCACTTGACCCCTCCCTTGTAGCCGTACTTAACCATCTCCTCATGAAGCCGCTTCCAATCAATGTCGAGCGGCCTGCGGCCAAGGGCGCGGTCAGCAAACATCACGCTACCATCCTTGACCAACTCAACAGCGCAATACATCTTCGGCACACCGTCATAAACGATATCAATCTCATGCAGCCTACAGGTACGGCGAACGCGGTTGTAATACACTTTCTTCTCTTGGGCAGTCATAATATCTCCTCGTAATCGAGATTTGATTAAAGCACGGCGCGAGTCGTTGTGCAACACGTTATAATTTGTTGCATATAAACACGGAACAGGAGACAATCCATGAGTAAGATCATTATCGAACTTGACAAAGAAGAAGCTGAAGTTGTTTTAGAGAATCACGGGCAGATAGTTGAGCTGCTCGAAAACATTCTAGCGGAGACCAAGATAAATGGACAAATACTTCGAGACAATAAGCCGAACAATGTTTCACATGAAACATAAGTCTTTGAATGAAAAGAGAAAAGCTGTAAGAAAGGCGCTGCAACGTGAGCACGGCGCGGGGCCAGAGGCAAAATTTTTACTCAACATATGGAGAGAACATTATGAAAGACGTTTATGAGCTAGAAGAGTATCACCACGATGGCAAGCGCGGCGGTTTCATTAAAACTCGGCAGTGCGCAGAAGAGTTATTTGACGAGCTGATTGAGCCAAGGATCAGGAAGTTAGAGGGCAACGGTGCTTACTTTCACCTTTACCGAAACTGCGGGGATCTGCGGGAGGTTATTCTTTAAAGAAAAACGTCTGAAGCACTAATCGCCGCTTCTTGCTCTCGTTCTGGCAGTTTATTAAACAACATTTCTGCAAGCTGATAAGCAGGAATGCCAAGCTTCTGAGCGATGAGCGGCAACATGTTCAAGCCACGCTCGTCCATAATCGGACCCTTCATCGCATATTCTGCAATCGGAGCAATCTCCTCGCCAATACCCCGCATGATCTCTTGACCAAACTCTTGGGCTTCAGGGCCAGCATCGTACAAACCGCCGACAAATTCAGACGTACCTTCACGAGCATCTCGAATACTTTCAGCCGTAGCAGGCTCATTAAAAGGGTACACATACTCGGGTCCGCTCAAACCACCCCGTAGGTATTCGCCAACACCTGCCGCGCCGCCTGCTAAAACTCCGCCAATTTCGCTCATAGCCCCCAAACCTAACTGGCCAGCGAGGGAAGGCAGGCCAGGAGATTTTATTTCTGGACTTGCAGCCTTAAAGGCAATTTGTTCTTTTGGTTTTTTCGACTTAACGCCCATACCATCTTTCGTGCTACTAAAAACCTCAGCAACTTCATCAAGACCACCCGCAGCAGCCTCCTCTGGAGTCAAAAGACCAGCAGAAGTTAGCGTAAAGGCCAATGCGCCAGGAGATATGCCAACAAGTGAATTAACATCAACACCTCTCTCCTCAATCCTTCGCAGAATATTTTCAGTAATCGTCCCGCCATAAGGCTTCATCTGAAGGGCGCGAACCTCTCGCGCAGTTGGGTTGGCGGGGTCTTTAACTTTCTTCTGCGCGTCACCAAATCGAGCATCTGGCAACAGGTCAAATATCGTCACCTCATCAGCACCTTTGAGCGCTCCTATACCTTCGCCGGGAACCGCGTATGGATATGACGGGTGCGTGGAAGGTGCGATATCTCGGCCAGTATAAATCCTGCCCACATTCTGTAAGCCAGCGTCTCTGGACATTAACTGCGTCGGATCGGATGCCGCGAGGCGAGCAGCGCCAATCGACAAGCCGCCTTCCTTCCTGAAATTTACGTCCATCATGTTCATCAGTTCTTTTCTGACAGCATCAGGGGTGGATCGCCAGATCTCAACCGCTCTTGGATCGTCAACTCCGGGCCATTCTTTTATTTTTAAGCCAGCATTTTTCCTGACGCCTTTGTCTATAGAACCCTTGGTCCTATATTTCCTGACCGCAACGTCAAAAGCCTTCTTAGTGGTCTTATTCATGTTGGATGAGGCAAAGCCAAGCATCAACTCGCCAACCATGTTGGAGAAATCACCCCCAGTAGGGGCCATTCTCCAAGGAATAAATATCGGATCTTTGCCAGACTGACCCTGAAGTTCTCTAGCCATCTCAAGAATCTTCTCACTAGGAACCTTCGCAGAAGCCCAAACCTGATTGGGATTCTCGAACATAAAGTCCTGCCCACCACGCAAATCTACAGCGCGGTACAGGGGCACGTCATTTACGCCCATAATCATGCCGCCAGCTCTGGTACGGTCAGCCATCGAGGTAACAAAATCTTCACCCTCAAGTTCGGATAAACGAATAGGCGGCTTAACCATTGATTCATTTCTTGGTAGCACATCGACTCGAAGGGACTGCAAACCTTCCTTCTCCCGTATCCGGGGATCAAATCGTGGATCAAATTCCAAGGTTTCATCCAAAGAACGGATGCCTTCATTTGCAACTGATTTAATGCCCCCGGCCTGGGCCTCCTCTGGAGTCATGCCGCCAGCAGCTACCGCTGACGCAAGGGGAATAGAAATTCCGTATTTTTTGCTGATTTCTATGATACGAGGATCAAATATGACGTAATTACTGGAGCGCTTGTCCTTCGGCTTGTGCCGAGTAAACGCGTCAGCGTACTTGATGCCCTTGACACCTAAATCTTCTAGCGCCTCAGCCGCATACTCTTGACCATCCCGCTCAAGCCAACGAACAAGATCAGCGCCTGTAGGGTTATCGCCTCGAATCCCCGCGCTTTCGTAAATACCCTCTTCAGCGTACTCCCACCAATCCGCCTTCTTGAGCTTGTCCATGATCTTCTTCGGCTGCTCGTCAATCAGCTCATCCCAATCGATAAGCTCATCAGGGTCGGCATCGATGTTGACTTCGTACATGTGGCCAAGATCTGGGCCATACTCCTCGATCTCTTCTCCGACCTCAGCGGCCAACGCTCTGTAATCTTCGTCGTAATCAACGTCTGCCGCTAAGTCTTTAAAATCTTGCGGCGTTTCGTTCAACATCGCTCTCTCATACATTTCCATGCGAGCGTAGTCCTGATTACTTTCAGCGGCCTTATACTTCTCAGTCAACCAATCTTCGTAATCTAAGTCTCTAGGCGTTAACTGGTCACGATATCGCTTAGCAACTTCCTCAGCCTCCCCAAAGTAAAACCCACGGCCATACTGTTGTGCGCCTTCGCCAGTGCCGATAGCTGAGGTTTTAAACTCATTAAAGTCGTGAGGGGAACCATGATACCCCTTAATACCGGCTTTTCGGGCGCTGTTGATTATTTGTAAAAAGGGGTTGGCCATATCAACTCTTAGTCAGGTTTTCGTAGTGGTCCCAGTTGTTACGCATAATAACCAGCCAATCATCGAAAGTCATCACAGCAGTCAGGTCATTATCTCGGGGCAGCGCAGGGTTAATCGCGTACATCGGTACGCATACGCGAGACTGTTTATTGTTAAACTTGTAGATAAGAACCGGAATGTCATTCCCACAGGCGGCGAGGACCTGCTTCCACCACTCTGGACGCCACCACCACCCATCCTTGTACGCCTTACACTCAATCGCGTGGCCCGGAATTTGGATATCAGCCAGGTTGGCGGTCTGATATTGATCAAGGTTTCGTTTGCAGGCTATGTCAAACCCATGCTCGGAGAAGAATTCGTTCAGTTTCTTACAGACGAAGCGCTCATATGCAGCTCCCTTGTTGCGCGAATCTACCATAGGTTGGCACCCGTAAAGTTTACGTGATTCTGTTGCAAATAGAGGTACCATGCAAGACAATATCAAACGGGGGTCCCTTACCCTCACTCCTCTGGGCGACCTCCCCCTCTCCGATTCGCCCCCAAGGGACCCCTTTTTTTTAATAAAAATAAAAAATATTATATATTTCAATAGGTTAGGTGGGACCCCTATGCTTTCTCGTTGGAAACGGGGGGTGGGGGGT